TGTTTCAGATAGAACAGTTGATAATTATATTAAGAGTATAAAATTATTTTTGCGCCAAGTCGGGAGATAAATTGGAAGTCTTATTAATAGAAGAGAAGAAGGGAGAAATATTGATAAGTTTTGATGACTTCTTTAATATGCGCAAAAAACAAATATCAAAGATGTGTTTGGAATTTGATAAGATAACCGATTATCGCATAGAATATGAAGATTTATTCCAAGAGGCTTCATTAAAACTATTTGAGATTTATAAAAATAATAAACCACTAGATATTAACTTTTCATTAAAAATAGTTAGGGATAATTTAATTAATTATATAAAGAAAAACAAAGTAAAACTCAACTAGATGAGTTGGTCGGGTGGGTGGATAAGCTTAAGGTGTTCGGAAGGAAAGCTAAATGGAAATACAACAATTAACAATAGAAGAAATTCAAAGTCTACAAGTTGATGCAGCAATGAGAATAATTGCGATTAATTCTAATTTGCTTGTAGAGGTAAATAATGAAATGTTTACAGCCTTAAATGGACTGGGGCAGGCAAGAATTAAGGTTGAAGTATTAAAGGAAAAAAAATCAACAATTATAGAACAGAATAGGGCGTTAAAGACGGTGATAAGTAATGGATAAAGAAGAAGTTAAAAAAAAACAAATAGAACCGGTTAAAACCGGTGAAAAACCGGTTAGGGATAAAAACGGCAGGTTTATTGCAGGGAATGAAGCTAATCTCAACGGAAGACCAGTTGGAAGTAAAAACTATCTAACCCTACTTGAAGAAGCTCTTAATAAATATGAAACTGAAAAGGATAAAGATTTATTTTATAGATTTATTGAACGGGCATTTATAAATGATAAAGTTCTAATTGCAGCAATGAAGAAATTTGTATCCGATAAAGCCTCAACGGAAATTACTACTCCTGAACCGGTTGAAATTGTAATTCATGATGCTATCAAAGATGAAAGTTGATATAAATGTTACTGAGGTTTATAGATGGCTTGAGCAAAGTAAGGCAAGAATTAACATACTTCGTGGCGGTACGGGTTCGTCAAAGTCCTACTCACTTTCACAATATTTTGCAGTAAATAAATTATGTGGAGAAGGTAAAAGAACCCTTGTAATTGCCCGTAAGACATTACCGGCATTAAAGAAAACAGCATACAAGGAAACAATGGATATTATTGATTCTCTTGGTATTCCCTATAAGCTAAATAAGACCGACTTAGAATTAAGAGTAAAAGATAATATCTGTTATTTTATGTCTTTAGACGACCCCCACAAAGTAGCGAGTTTTCAAACAGATGATGTCTGGCTAGAAGAAGCAATTGACTTTACTTTTGAGGACTTCCACCAGTTTAATATGAGAATGAATGGGCAGATGTATCTATCGTTTAATCCAGTATCAGCATTGCATTGGATTAAGACAATTCTTATTGATAGTGGTAATTATAATGCTGAAGAAAATGTTTCCACATACAAAGATAACCCATATTTGGCAATCACTAGACGTAAAGAAATTGAAAACTTAATAAAGATAGACCAGAATTTCTACAAGATTTATAACCTCGGTGAATGGGGCGTACTTGGGAATATTATTTATAGTAAATGGGATACTTTTGACAAGTTGCCAGAAAAGATTGATTTTGTAACATATTCTTGTGATTGGGGATTCAATGATCCTTCGGTAATTACAGAGATTAATTGGATTGATGGCAAATTTATAGCAAGGGAATTATTTTATTGCGGTGGACTTACACATGTAGAATTAATTGAAGAAGCAAAAAAGATTATACCTGAAGAATTTAGAGACAGGGAATTGTATATTGATAGTGCTGAACCTGGATTAATTCAAGCCTTTTATCAAGAAGGATTTAATGCTCATAGAAGTAAAAAAGATGTTATTGATGGTATAAATTATGTTAAGACTCACATGCTTGGAGTTACAAAAGATAGTATACATGGAATCAAAGAACTTTCCGCATACTCGTGGAAAAAAGATAAAAACGGAAACGTAATTGATACTCCGATAGATTTCAATAACCATTTCTGTGACACAATACGTTATGGTAGTTTTTCACATGATATTGCATTTGGAACAGCCCAAACATCAGATATAGCATTTAGATAGTATTGACGAAACTTACATATAGTGATATTCTTATTATGTGGTAAAAGCAAGAAAAATTTATAAATGCAAAAGGTGTGGTTGGACTTGGATGAGTAGAAAAAATCAAGTCCCGATAACCTGTGCAAAGTGTAGGAGTCCATATTGGAATATCAAGAAAAAAGATGTACCAAATGTAAAAAAATAAAACCCATCGAGGATTTTCATAAACAAAAAGGGCGTAAATATGGATCGAGCCATTGCAAGGAATGTAACAAAGAATATTTTAAAAATAATTTTGAACATTATCAGAAAATTAAAAGGGAATATTATAAAAATAATCGTGAGAGGGAAATAAAAAGAACTGCTCAATGGAGAATAGATAATCCAGAAAAAAAGAAGTTACAAAGAAAAAGGGAATATGCAAACAAACGAGAAGAATTTATAAGAAATGCTGCTAGATGGGCAAAAGAAAATCCTGATAAAAGAAAAGAAATCGCTAACAGATGGTCAAGAAATAATCCAGAACATAGAAGAAGAATAAGAGCGATACCTAAAAATAAAATAAATCATAGTATATCTTCTTCTATGCGATTAGCTCTAAATGGTAATAAGAATGGCAGAAAATGGGAAAGTTTAGTACCTTATAATTTACAAGATTTAATAAAACATCTTGAAAATAAGTTTTTAAAAGGAATGAATTGGAATAATTATGGTAGATATGGTTGGAATATTGATCATATTATTCCTATTGATTTATGGGAATTTGAAAAACCCGAAGATTCAGAATTTAAGCAATGCTGGGCTTTATGTAACTTGCAGCCATTATGGGAAAAAGAAAATCAAAGCAAGAGTAATAAAATAATATAACTTAAATTAAAAACTAAATATTAAACTAGCACTCGAAAGGGTGCTTTTTTATTGGGGGAAAATGAAACTATATTTAATAAGTGAAGAATTGTTAAGGATATTTTTAAGTGATTATAAAGATAATAAAAAGATTGTTGATTATTGTAGTGATATTTTAAGGAATAAGCAACCAGTAGAGTTGGTGGCTGAAAATAATCTTGATTTAATCGAAAGAGATTTTTGTAATTATATTGATGATTATAGAGAAAATAATCCCCACGATAAAGTAGAATATAAAATCTATATCCAAAAAGTAAAGGGATAAATTATGAGACTAGAACTTCAAAAATTAGTAGACGTAGCACTCCCAACCTACCCGACGATTTTTAAGGATAAACAGGTAGAGGTGCTAAATCAGTTAATCAAGTATCAGGATTATTACGATAATGATGTCTTTAAGTATATTGTAGAAAAATATCCTGAATATGGTACGAGGGTAAGCGGTCGCAAAAACTACTATCCAACACAAGTACCCTTAAATTATTCACGCTATATTATAAACAAACTCGCATCTTGGCAGTTTGAAATACCGGTTGACTTTAACTGTACTTCAGATAGCGAAGAAGTGCTAAAAACAAAAAAGAAAGCCGGTGGAAAAGAAATAAAGCCAATGCGTTCAGATGAAATTGAAGTAGATATCTATGAAACCCACAAGAGGAACCTAATGGATGTAAAGCTACTTCAGGCAGCAGTGGAATGTAATGTATCTGGCGGTGTGGTATTTAAATTAAAGTACGATATAGACAAAGAGGATATCAGGATATTTGTAAGAAACCGTATAGAGTGTTTCCCTATTTATGATTTTGATGATTATGAGAATATAACTAAAGTCCATTTTGTAGCATTTAGAGATGAAGATACAATCTGGAAACAGACCTATGAACTTGAAAATGGTATCTGTTATATTGAAGAAGCTATCTATGACGCAAAGATGATAGAGAAGCCTAAAGAAGTAATAATCCCAAGACAGCCTCTGGGAATAGGCAAAAAGTATTTAGATTTTATTCCTGTCTATATTATCCCCAATACTCCGCAAATCGGTGAAGTATGGGGAATGAGTGAACTTGAAGATTTAATGCCAATTATTGATGAAATAAATAGAAAATACTCGGATCTATCAGATAGTCTAAGATTTGATTTATTTGCAATAACGATACTTATGAATGTAAAGCCGACCGGTAAGAACCCAGAAAAGGGACTTAAGGCAAAACCTGGTGCAGTGTGGGAGCTTATGGGTGGTGGAACAGATAGTCCTAAAACAGACGTATTTAAACTTGAAGGGGAGTTCCGTTATATCGATAGCCTAAAATATCACATAGACAGCTTAGCTGCCGCTCTCTATGAATTTTCAGAAGTGGTAAATGTTTCAGTAGATAGGATTTCAAAAGTAGGCAATCTTTCAGGAGTTGCGCTAAAGTTACTCTTTGCTGCAATACTTTCCAAGACTACAAGAAAAAATGCGATATGGGGAGCAAGGCTTAGGGAAATGTATATGGGTATTTTAAAGATGAAGCAGATTTACGAAGGATATGATTTACCTGATGATTTGGATATTGAGATAATTACCCACAATCCGCTTCCCCAGAACGAGGTAGAAAATATACAGGTAATAACGCAGAAGATTGTAGCAGGTTTAATAAGTGTTACAACCGCAATGAATGAGCTTGGAGTGGAAGACCCCGAAAGGGAACTTGCACAAATACTTGAAGAAAAGAATCAATATGATAAATCTTTAAATTTAGATAATTTAAGAAGTTCACATGAAGAGAAAGGTGGTGAATAATGGATAAGGAAGAATTAAAGTCAGTTATTAGGGAAGTTTTATTAGAGTGTAAAATTATAAGTAGTTGGGAAAAAAATATAAATGGAATAGATTCACGATTTGAAGAATTTGAAGAAAAAACAGAAAGAAGATTAAAGAAACTTGAGGATATTACTTATGCTAATAATCATAAATATGTAACAGAAACAAAATTAATTAAAGATACTTTAGGCGGTGAAGAATTAATTAGGATAGTATCAAGGGAAGATAATGAGTGATGAATTTAAAAAATATCTTGAAGCACAGAGGACAAAATTTATAACTCTAACTGACTTACAGGATAAGGAACTTGCAAGGCTATATATTGAAACCGCAGCAGAACTGAAAATTAGATTTAAAGATATCCTGGCAAATAAAACCCTTACATCGGCTCAAGTAAAAATAAGGATAAATTCACTGCTTAGAGAAGCTTCAAGATTATCTAATAATTTTGAAGGAATACTGGATAAGGCACTAATAAGTTCAGCAGATTTAGGTAAGGAAGTAAATAAAATTGCACTTAGCCAATATCAGAGAAGCTTAACTAATGCAGGATATGACCTGAAGCTTACAAGGATTTTAAATAAGACTTCAAAGGAAGCAGTAATTTATACCTACAATAAAATTTGGAATGATGGGCTAAAACTTTCAGATAGAGTGTGGTTACTTAATAGACGAACCAAACAAGAAATTGAACGTATAGTAATGCAGAATGTGGTAGCTGGCGGTGCTGCTTCAGATAGATTGACATTATCGGCTTTGGAAAACTTGCTTAATCCAAAATACACACCGACTAAATTAACCAGCCTTCACGGAAGGAAAGTAAGTTATGAAGCGTCAAGACTACTTAGAACCGAGATGGCAATTTCTTTCAATGAAGCTGACCGGTTAAGTTCAAATCTTAATCCAGGTTCAAAAGGTTTGATGTGGCTTTCTGCTTCTGGTTGCTGTGAGATTTGTGATGAGAATGAAGGAAAGCCGGTAAATGATGTCGGAATACCACCAGCACACCCGAATTGTAGATGTAGCACCACTGAAGATATTGTATCAGTAGAGCAGTTTACTTCTAATTGGATTGCATATATGGAAAATCCAGCGAGTCAACCCGAACTGGCTAAATGGTATAAAGAAGTTTATAAGAAGGCAGCTTAATGAAAATACCTAGTAAAATTAAAGTTAGTGGAGTTTGGTATAAAATAGAAATTGCCAAAGATACTTCAGATGATATGAATGAAGCGCAAAATCGTGGCAGGGTACTCTTTGGAAAAGGTATAATTAAAATACTTGATTCATATTTTCCTGAAAGTAAAAATAGAACATTACTGCATGAGATAATTCACATACTTGATGATGATTTAGGTTTAGATCTAGAAGAGAAAACAATTAGAAGGCTTGCTTCTGGTCTATATCAAGTTTTAAAAGATAATAATTTATTAAAAGAGGGTGATTAAAATGCCGTACCCTAATGAACATTCCTGCAGAATAAAAGAACCCGGACTGTTTGAAGAAGGCAGTTTCAGGCGTATAAGTCAGGGTAAAATTTCTATAATTATAGGAAGACTTAAGGGACAAACCACCACGACTACACAGGCCTTTAGATACCCAAAAGGTAAGTGGGATGCCGATGAAGCTAAAAAGCACTGTGAGGAAAATAAGGGTAGTTTTCATAAAGCAGGATAAATAATTTTAATATAAACGCATATCTAGCACTCCTGATGGGGTGCTTTTTTTATGCAAGACACTAAAAGGAGTGTGCCGAGATGGCAGAGGACAAAGATAAAGTAAAAGATGTCGGTTCTGATGAACCAAAAGACAAACCCGAACCTGATGGCGAGGGAGACAAAAAAACAGGGCAGTATGACGAGGCATTTGTTAAATCACTACAGACCGAATCAATACTGCGAAAGAAGAAGATTAACGACTTAGAGAAGAAGCTAAAAGCCTTTGAAGATGAAAAACTTACCGAAGGTGAAAAGAAGGATAAGAAGATTGCAGACCTAGAAAAACAGTATATAGATTTACAGACTGAACAAAAAGACAAGGATATTGACAATCTTATTCTAACTGTAGCAAACGGTAAGAATTTCAATGATATAGAAGTAGTAATGATGGTAGTAAAAAAAGAACTTGAAAACGAAGAAGAAGTAAATAAAGCAATAGTAGAAAAGATAGTAGAAAAACTTATTAAAGATAAACCGTATTTAGTTTCTTCAGGTACTCCAGCTAATCCTTCTTCTGGGAATTTTCCCAAAACTGACAAAGAACCTGCAAAAGATGTCAACCAAATGATGGGGGACTTTTTGCACGGTAAATAAAAAGGAAGGAAAATAAAATGCCTAGTCCAGATTTAGGTTTTAAAAACACTATGCAAGATGAAGCCGGTGGTTATTTGGTACCGGCACCGTTGGCAAATACGATATTTATGAATATAGCAAATAAATCGGCTGTAATTCCGTTTCTACAGCAAATACCCATGACAAGCGCTACACTCAGAATGAACGCTCTTGCCGATGATATTGTAATGACATGGGTTGACGGTGAAGGCGAGGAAAAATCTGTAAGTAATGAATCACACAGACAGATAACACTTACAGCTTATGAGCTTGCAGTAATAGTATTGGTAACTGATATATTGCTTGAAGATGCCAATATTGCAATGGATTCATTAATCAGGGAAGAAATAGAAAATGCGTTGCTTCAGGCATTGGAACAGTCATATCTCGGTTATTTTGCTGCAACCCCATTTGCACAGACAATTAGTGGAGATTGTCCAGCCGATCATATAATAACATTCGGTACAGGTATGGACCTACTTGTAGATATTTCGGATGCATTAAATTGCATTGAAGTACATGGATTTACTGAAAACATTGGCTTCGTTACACATCCTGCAGTAATGGCACAGTTGAGGAATTTAAGATCACTTGCAGGCGTTCCATTATTCCAACCCGCCAATGCTAATTTTCCAGCAACCTTTTATGGTTATCCAATAAGGTTTACCAGAAACATGGTTAATCAAGGTTCACCTGTTGGCTACGAACTTATTGTAGCTGACTGGAAATACTTGTTTGAGGGAGTCAGAAATGAATTAAGACTCAAGAAAACAGATGTTGGTATGGTGGGAGAGAATAATCTCTTTACTGAAAATAAGACTGCAGTAAAGGCTTGGATAAGACGTGCATTTGCAATCAGAGACGTAAACGCAATCGCAAAAGTTATAGGATTATAATAGATAGCCAAAATAGCGGGGTGCAATTCCCCGCATTAAAAGAGGTAATATGAAAATTCAGATTAACGCAACTGGTAAGTTTGAAAATGTGCCGTTAAGAATTGCTCAAAGGAAAATCAATAAAGGTATTGCCCATGTTGTAAAAGAGGTAAAACCAAAAGTAAAAATAGAAGAGCCAATAATATTTAGAGAATCTGAAATTGAAGAAGTAAAACCTAAGCGTAAAAGAGCCAAGAAAGTAGAAGTTATAGAAGATAAAGAAGATACAGAAAAAGAATGGTACGAGTAACAATAGTAATACCTGTTTGCAATGCTTTAAAATATCTTAAAAAATGCCTTGTTTCGTTGGTTAAATATACTCAAAACTATGAACTTATAATAATTGATAATGGTTCAAACAAAGTAACAAAAGAGTATCTGGTAGGGCGTAAAAAAGAATTGGGTTTTAAACTCCAAACCAACGAAAAGAATATGGGTTTTAGTTATGCCTGTAACCAGGGAATTAAACTTGCAATAGCAGATTATATATGCTTCTTAAATTCAGATACGGTATTGACCCCTGATTGGCTCAGTAAGTTAATGAAAGGTTTTAGTCAACCTAAAGCCGGTATAGTGGGACCTTCTACGTGTTGGTGTGCTGGCAAACAATGTATCAGGACACTTATGGGCAGGCGCATAAATATGACACAGGACGATATGAATAAAGTTGTAACCCGACATGGAATAGTTGAAACCGAAATATATGGCTTCTGTTATTTAGTATCAAGAAAAGTAATAGACGATATTGGAGTATTTGATTATAAACGTTATCCTATAGGATCGGCCGAAGAAAAGGATTTTAGCTGGCGTACTGGAAAGGCCGGATATAAAAGTTATCATGTTAAGGACTCTTATGTTCACCATTATGGAAACAAGACTTTTAATGAGATGAGAATAAATCCCCATATGATAAGAGTAGAAAATGACAGGGCCTACAATAAGCGAAAATCTGATAGTAACATATATATAGAAAATACGGCAAAGGTTGATAAATTTGATTGAATCAATACCAATATTGATAATAGTTTTAGATAGATTGGATTACACAAAGAAAGCTATCGAGGCAATATTCAAGAATACTTTTTATCCGTTTAAACTATTTATATTTAACAATGGTTCAGATGGGCAAACTACGGAATATCTTGAAAGTTTAAATGATAATCGGATAGAAATGCATCATAGTAAAGTAAACTTAGGACTTGTACCTCCAATGAATATGTTCTTTGATAAGTTTAAACACAGTAAGTATGTTGCCAAAGTGGATAATGATACAGTTGTGCAAGCGGGATGGCTTACCAAATTAAAAAGCGTTTTAGATACATTCCCACTATTTACGGTAGAGGCAAACCACTATCTTGCGATGCCATTTAAAATTAAAACCAATGATGATTTTTATAGGCATCTATTTGGAGTAAAGTTTGATGGAGTTATGCTTTATTTCTATAATTGCAGTGGTGGAACAGGTCAATTAATTAGAAGAAGTCTTATTGATAGACCCATATCCGAAGTTAGGGGAACACTGTCGGGGTGGATAACATATCAGAATGTAGTATGCAAAACCAGGGGATATCCTTCAGCTTTTTATTTAGGAACTTGGATTGACAGATTGGATCAGACCGATACTAATAAATATAAAAAGATTAGCGATTATCCTAAATATGATAACATGATTAAAAAAATGCGTCCTTGTGGCATAGGTTATTACAAGATGACACCAAATTATTTTGTCAAAATTAAAAGAGATATGGAGAAATGGTATAGTGGATTATGAGATAAAGAATATTCTAGGTTCAAAAATGTACCTACTTAAAGATGATGTAGGGCTTTCATTACAATTAATGCAACATGGCATAAGAGAGGAAGCCTCAACAAAAATAATACAAGGTATGGTAAAACCTGATTGGATAATCATAGATATCGGGGCAAATCTTGGTTATTATGCACTGCTTGAAGCGAAGCTTGGCGGTTTTGTGCATGCCATAGAACCAGTAAAGAGAAGTTTTGAGATCTTAAATAAAAGTATTGAATTAAATGGATATAAAAATATAAAAACATACAATCTTGCAATAGGTAGCCAAAATGGAACACAGAATATAATTATTTCACATAGAAATAATTGGTCAACAATGCTTAATCTGAATATAGCGGTTGATAAATACAAACAAAATTTCAATAGATTTTACAAAGGTATTGAGAAGACAGAAACCCTAACACTTGATAATTTTGTGCGGGACAACAATATAAATAAAATAGATTTTATCAGAATGGATGTTGAGGGCTATGAGACAGAGATAATTAAAAAAGCTGATTATGCCTTTTCTCTTATGCCAAAAGGGGCGCACCTTACAGTAGAGGTTCATGCTGGATTATTTAAAGATAGAAAATCTATTGTTATAATGCTGGATAAAATACACCGTGCCGGATTTAAGATTATATGTGGAACATGGAAGGATGTAAAGTATAAAGCAACATGGCAGCAATTATCACACCGAGGGGCTGTCCAAGCTTTTTTTATAAAAGATGAAAAAAGATGAAAAATAAATTAATAAATTTAAACGAATTTGAATATAAAATTTATTCTCAAAATGGAGAAGATGGAATAATAAATACTATTTTTTCTAAAATTAATTATTCTAATAAATATTATGTTGAATTTGGTGGAGGGACAAGATCTGATAATACAAGATTATTACGAGAAAAATTTGGATTTAGTGGATTATTAATGAATTGTTCTTTAGAAAACTTTAATATAAATTGTAGAAAAGAATTTGTTACAAAAGAAAATATAAACAACCTTTTTATAAAATATAGTGTTCCATTTGAGTTTGACTTATTGTCGATAGACATAGATATGAATGATTGGTACATCTGGAATGCTTTAGATGACAAATATAAACCGCGAGTTGTTTGTATTGAATATAATGCAAAATTTAATCCAAGTGAAGATAAGTTAATTAAATATAATCCTAAAGCTATTTGGGGAAAAACTGATTATTTTGGCGGATCAATGAAAGCTTATTATATACTTGGAAAGAAAAAAAATTATTCAATCGTTTGTGCAGATAAAAGAGGAGTAAATCTCTTTTTTATAAGAAGCGATTTAAAACCTGAATTAATATTTAAAAATGTAAATGACATAAATAAATTATACACAAGAAGTTGGTCGTATGTTAAGGACAAACTAAATAGAGATTGGACTTCTGCGCAAGAGCAATTAATATAGGGACTTAAAATGATTGATGTAATAGTGGTAAATGTTAATAGACCAGTAGAAACTACAAAAACAATAAATGCATTGTTTAAAGCCAATGACAATATAAAAGTTATTCTTGTTAATAATGGTTCGGTTCGTAAACCTAAAATAGCATCCAGCGAAAGAATTACAGTTATAAATTTAAAGAAAAATTTAGGGCAGGCAAAAGCTGTTAATATTGGCCTTAAGATAGCAAAGTCCGAATATGTCTGTTTTATGCATAATGATATAGTGATAAACGATAAAAACTGGATTGGTAAGGCAGTTAATTTTTTAAAAGAAAATAAGCAGGCAGGGTTAATTGATGTTTATGGTTGGAAGACAGTTAGTGGAAAAAAAAGAAGTATAACATCTCTTCGGGGACATAGAAGAGTTATAAAACCATCTTGTGATTTTGAAGAAGTATCAAGAACAGATGAAATGGGTAATATATTTAAAAATGATGGGTTACGAGCCGATGAGCGTTATAAGAAAACCTGTTGCGGTGTATGGATTGATGTTCTTGGTAGAGGGCAGAAATTATATGTTATAAAACTTGAAGATGCGGAGCATCTCCCAACGCATGAGAGAAATGAGGCAAACCAAGCAGCAAATCGACGAAATGTTAGGCTATTAAAACTTAAGGAACATAGTTTAGATAATTACATTGCTCATCAATAAAGGAATATAACACTAAGGAAATTATGATAATACCCATGAAAATAATATATGTTCTGGCAAATACTCATAGATGTGGAGGACACAAGGTTGTATTTGAACATTTAAAAAGGCTTGCGGATAGGGGACATACCTGTGAATTATGTTTTATCGGCAATAACCCTACGTGGTTTGAAAATATTAATTTTAAGTTAAATAAATTTGATAGTCTTGATAATTTAATAAAGTATTTGGCAAAAAACAAAAATGCCATAAAGGTGGCGACCTTTTGGACGACTGCTAATTGGGTAGCCAAGGGTGGGGGAGGTTATTATCTGATATATAGTATTCCGACTCCTCATTACAAAGACGAGAAGAGAAAAAATAGTATACTCGACACACATAAATTGGGTTTACATTGTATCGTAGAAAATCCTTTTATTTACGCTGTTCTAAAGTATGTTTTGAATGTAAAAGTTACACGGATTGAAATACTTGCGATTGACCATAATGTTTTTAAATCCCTGAGAATTGATAAAAAATTCAACACAGGACTTTATTGTTATAGGAATAAGCCCATGAAAAATCCTGGAATAATGAAAAAAACAATGGGTATTATGAAGGATTTTAAACTCTATAATTATGGACAATGGCAATGTCCCTTTGCAAGCGAATCTTTTATAAATATATCTGACAGTAAACTTGTAGAGATTATGAACCAATCAGAAGTTTTTATATCTACCTCAATCCACGAAGGATTTTGTTTGCCACTACTTGAAGCTATGGCTTGCGGGACCCCTGTAATAACTACCAGGGCAGTTGGTAATGAGGTATTCTGCATAGATAACGTTAATTGTCTAATTATAGAAAATAGCATTGAACTTAAAGAAGCTATAATCAGGATTTTGACTGACAAAAATTTAGCAAAAAGATTATCAGATAATGGTATTGAAACTGCCAATAATTATCAATGGGACAAAGTTATAGATAAATTAGAGAAATTATATGCTAGTAACTACAATAATAACTTATAACGACTGGCCACTTATAAAAGAATGTGTAGAGTCAGTAACTGGCAAAGTTGATAAAATTATAATAGTAGATGGTAAATTTAAGGACTTTCCCGGTGATGATAAGGTTTCTACAGATAGAACAATACAGTATTTATCGGTATTGGATAATGTTGAATTAATAATTACAACAGATTTAAATGAAGTAGAAAAAAGAAATGTTTATATAGATTGTCTTGATGATGGTGATACGGTCTTAAACCTGGATGCTGACGAAATCCTAATTGGCAACATCTCAAAATTAGAGTCTGATTTTGGTATAATAGACTTAAAGGACGGACATAGTAAGCATATACAAAGGCGTGCTACAAGGTTCTTTAAATTTAGAACCGGCATGAGATATGAACACGTGCATTATACTTTGTATCATAATGGGCAGATGATAAATAAATTGCAACAGGTTATAAGTAAAGATTTTACCAGCCAGTTGATTAAAGATTTTTATTTACTTCATAATTGGCACAATCGCATAGATTTACGCAAACACAATAAGAGCATTTATTATAAAAAGTTAGTTAAAAATGAAGCGGGGTTTAAAAGATGACAGAATCTTTAATTGAAATAGTTAGAAACTACATAGAAGATGAGGCACAACCTTATAATGTCTCCGATGCAGTAATTGAAAGATGGTTAAATGATGACAGGCATTATGTAGATAGTATGCAGATATATTCCGAAGACTACTTTTACGACAATGAAAGTCTTGTCTATCACATAGACTATAAGTATTTAACTGGTGTTGTCTTAAAAGACGGTGAAGGTAACATCATATCCAGTGAAGATTATGAGATTGATGTATTTAATGGAATAGTGAATTTTGATGTTTCACCGCCAGTAGTAGTACCCAATGCAGTTTATGCCACTTTTACATACCACGACTTCTTTAATGCAGTGGCACAGTTATGGTTATATCGGGCAGCTCGTTCAAGATTTAGTGGTAGGGCAAAACTTGGAGACGAAGATTTGCCTGAAGATAAAAATAGTAGAACTTATTGTATTCAAAAATATTGGGACTTTTGTCAAAGTAAAAGTTCACAATTAGAGAGATAAATGATATAATATTAATATGGATAATAGCTTAAAAGATAAAAATATGTTTGAAAATATGTTTGGGAAAAATGATAATTTGCTTACGGATATAGCAAATGCAATGAAAGTATTTGATGAACCAAATGGCTATTATCCGCCCATACCTTTATCGGTCAATATAGAACATATGCGAAAAAAAGTTTATGATCGTTTAAGAAAACTTAGTAAGAAATAATTTAATTTAAAAATTTAATAAATTTATCAAGCACTCGAAAGGGTGCTTTTTTATTGGAGAGATAATGCTTTACGAATCAATAAGAGCAAGACAGGAAGATTTAATCAATCAAAATCCTGCTACAATAACCATATCAAGGACAACCAGAACACAATCTACCGATGGTGGTTATACTGAAGACACTGCTGATTTAGATTCCCAAACAGTCAGGATTTATGCTTCTTCGGTTAGGGGTATAAGGGTATTATCGGTAGATGATGGCGGATACCATGCCAATAGGGTTAAAAAATTAATAGCAAAATATGATGCCAATATTTTAAGTGAGAGTGCAATCAATCTTGATACTTTTAGCTATGGTGGCAAAAATTATAAAGTTGCAGATGTTAAGGATATTTATACACAAGGCTACATCGTTTTTAAAGAGGTATATATTGAGGAGACAACATGAGTGGACTTCCAATAGTTTTAGGAAATTTAAATAAGTGGGCGGTTGAGAAGAAAGTAGGAATTGAAGGACTTGGAAGAGTGGCAGCTACGAGTATGACCAATTATGCTAGACAGAATAAAAGATGGCAGGATAGAACTGGTAATGCAAGGGCAGGACTTCACGGTAATTCATTTTGGCAAAACCCATTTATGCTTATAATCTTTATAGCACACGCTATGGAATATGGGATATTTTTGGAATTAGCCCATGATGGTAAATACGCAATACTGGAAGAAACAGCAAATAAATATTCTAAAGAAGTACATGAAAATGCAAAAAGGATAATGAACGCATGAGAACAGCAATAACAACACAACTTAAAACAATTGATGATTTTGAAGACAGGGTTTACCAAGCCTTTACGGCTCCCATAGGAGTGGAAAAACCTTACTGCACTTTTAAATTAGGGGAAGATAATCCATCGATGGGAAATAAACTTGGCGCATTTCTTGATTTACAGATTTTTATATATAACAGTCCATCAAGTTTTACAACTTTAGATGTTCTAGCTAAAGAAGTAAGAAACAAATTAGATAAAGTAACTTTAACAATAGATGGTAGTCCACCAAGATATTTTAGATCTGAATATGTAAAAACATTACAGGATTGGCATAACGAGATTGATAATACTTTTATGAAACGTGTAGACTTTACAATTCCGCTCTCCAGGTAGAGTTTAACATAAAATTTAATTAACTGGACA